AAATCTTTGCAATGATTCGCTCAACCGCTTCTGTCTCGAGGTCAATCAAGTCATCCATCAAGCGTTGTGCTGAGCCAACGACACGGCTGAATTCGCTATAGTCGAACCAAGCAGACTCGAGGAATGGGTTCCTCACAAAATTCATGAGGTTGACGACCATCAGCCTGCAACTGTCATATGGGCTTAGGGGAATCTCTGCGCATGGATTCGTAGAGACTGTTTCATACCCAACAGATGAGTAACAATCGGCAGGACCTGATTGAACCGTGTCCCAAAAGAGTGCACCTGGCTCAGCACATTCCCATGCTGCGTCGATGAAGCTCTCCCAGACTTCTCTAGCGCGGACAGTCTTTGTGACAACGGCATCATCAAGCGACGCATTGACAGGCCACCGAAGTGTGTATGCAGTATCATCGTCAACGGCAGTCATAAATTCATCATTGAAGCGAACTGAAATATTCGCTCCAGTAACACGCTTTCTATCACGCTTGATGTTGATGAAGGTCTCAACCTCCGGATGCCTGCAGTCAATCGTAAGCATTAGCGCGCCTCGGCGACCACCCTGCGCAACCTCACGGCAAGAATTGGAGAACCTGTCCATAAAAACAGCGATGCCGTCAGTCGTTCGTGCTGCGTTTGCCGTCGGTTCACCCTTTGGCCTGATCCTGCTGACGTCGAACCCCACGCCTCCGCGGCGCTTCATAATCTGGACCTGTTCTTGATCTGCACGCAGAATTCCTGCATAGCTATCCTGAGGAGGTTCAATCACGAAGCAGTTAGACAAGCTTTGAACTTGCGTCTTGTTTCCAATCCCGCTAAGAGGTGAACCCTGAGGAACGATTGACCAATCCGCAAGAAGCTCGAAAATCTCTTCTTCGCACATTGCATTGTCATACTTCGACTCAATCCTTGCAAACTCTTTTGCGAGCCTACGGTGCATCTCAAGAGGAGTAAGTTCTAGAACCTTTCCAGTCCCGTCAGGAAGTGAATACTTTCCTGAAAAGACGCTAGACGCTAGCTCATCTCCGTCAAAGTATACCATGCTTGCATCAAACGACTCAGATACATCATAACTCATCAATTTTCCTCAGTATTTGAAAGTTTCTTTGTGACTTCGCGCCACTTCTTGCGCAGTAGGTCCTTCTCTGCGCTGCTGTCCTGTTGCACTGCTTCGTTAAGAGACAGTTCCGATTCATCCAACAAAGTAATTCGTGACTGTGCAGTGTTAATGTTCATTGGAAACAAGATTCCATCACGGCCTGCGCGGTTCTTCGCAATGTAGAGCCTGCCATAACCCGTAGACTTCTCCATTGCTTTTCGGCTCAATGACACAACAACGTCTGCGACCATTGCCTTTCCGTATGCCTCCGACATGTTTTCGAGGCCGACGATATCGCTATTTGCAGAATCCCTGTTTGCCTGGCTGGCAGTCCAGATAGGGACGTTCAGTTCCATTGCTAGGTTTCTAAGCTCCTCGTAAACAAGCTTAAGCTCATGACGTAGGGAATCGTATGACTTCGTTGACTTCATGATGTCTGCGTAATCGATCACGATCAGGCTTGGCTTGAAGCCCTTCAATGAAAGCTTCTCAATATGATTTCTGATTGTGATCACGCTGGCTGAGCCGGTAGGATACTCCTTGATGATCAGCCTACCCAGCTCTTCGTCTTTGTAGAAATCAAGAATTCGTTGCTTTGATTCAATCAGATCGTTGACATCAATGCCTGTAAGGTTTGCATCATATCGTCGTCCGACAGCCGTTTCAGTCAACTCGAATGTGTAGTGAAGAACATTCTTGCCACTCTTAAGAGCATTAGCTCCCATCGCAACTAGATAATGAGACTTTCCTACACCGGTGTTTGCAGTGACGACACCAATCTCTCCTCGGCCTAGGCCGCCGTCAAGGATGTCTGGAGCATCGAGCTTCTGCAGACCTGTAGGGCACGGAATACGATGCATCTTCACGAATCGTGCCTCGATGTCTTCAAAGAAATCATGCCCGATTGAGTGAGGCATACCGACAGCAACTGCATCTTTCATAAGCTGAATGACACTGTCAAACCGATCAGTTTGAATAAGCTCAACGGCTTTGTGAAGCGCATCCTTGAATGCCTGACGTTTGCAGAAATCAAGGGTCTTGTCCTTCACATAGCCGATATCGCCCGGGTGGGGATTTGACTTAAGCCTGTGAAGAAACTCAACAATTTGATCCCTGAGAATCACATCGTTTCCTTCACTCAGGTCTTCCTTGATGATCGTGATCAAGAGCTGAAGTGTTGGAAAAGCCTTGTATTGATTGTAGTACTTGAAGTATAGACGAGTCAAGTAATTCAGGTAATTGAGGTCAAAAAACTCTGGAAGCATAACCTCGTACATCTGTGCTGCCCACTCTTTATCCATGAGTAGACCCTGAAAGATCTTTTCCTGGAATGGCTTACCGTAGTGGGAGAAGCACGAGTTGTGCCCCTGGAGTTCAATTCGTTCTGCTTGCATTTACCTACCGTCTGTTCAAGATGTTCATGGACAAGAATAACCTAGCTGGGTCGTAGTTTACTAGACCAAACTTTTTTAGACAGCTCAGGAATGCGATCTTATTGTAATTCTTTTCATAGATCTCTAAGCTTCCTTCAATTTTCTGTATCTGATCGCCAGCAAGGTTTGAAACGTCAAGGCACATGAGTCTGAAGTTGCGCCTGATGAGATCTTTGTTTTCAAGAATGTTTTCATAAATGCGCGCCTTTGACGTTGCCGCTTTCGACTGGCATTCTCTAAATAAGTCATCGAGAGAAACATTCTCAACTGACCGCAAAATCTCAATTCTATTTGAGAGACTCTTTAGCCCGACACCCTTCACACCGTCGATGCTATCCGATGAATCTCCAACGCAGGCTCTCACTGTAGGCATATTCGACGGTAGAGCATGCATCTTTTCAAGAACGTCAGATTTTTCGATAATCTTCTTTTGACCCGGAGACCAGACCCTAACTCGATCATCGATTAGCTGATAAAAGTCTCGATCAGACGAGATGATCATGACTTGCGAATCTTTGAATTTGTACCTTGCAAGATACCCAATCACGTCATCGGCTTCACAGTCCTTGACGTAGTGTTGCCTGACTGGAAGCTGCCTCAGGCACTTTGTCAAAAAAGCAACCTGAGATAGTCTGTTTTGGTCAGAGTCGGGTATCTCATCGTCATAGTAACGATTCATCTTCTGTGGCTTCTTTCCCTTCTTGTAGCCAGGAAAGATTGCCCTGCGTCGAAGGCTCCCGCCACCTTCCCATACAACATGTATTTCGGATGGGGAAAACTGTTCCGATAATTTCGCAAGCATCCCAAGAAATCCCGCAACGCCTCCTGCGGGATCTCCATTCTGCGTCATCGTCGGATTCGCACAGTAGTACCTGAAGAAGCTGTTGAGGCCATCAACGAGCAAAATCATGAATCACTCCGGAGAAATGAACTCGTCCTCAAGCTCCATTGAGATTGCTCTGACTTCTTCATACGACTCAGTATCAACGTCAACATCAGCTCGACGAACGAATGCATTCTCGATCAGTGCATCAATATATTCCTTGTACTCAGGATTATCAATGATCTCTCCGAAATCTGCCTTGTAGAACTTCTTGCTAATGATTGTCTCGCCTGTCTCGATATCCTTCACTGTGAAATTCTTCCAAGCGCTTGTCCCGCTGATATCAATCTCCTTGCCGTCCTTGATGACAGGATCAAAGCGCCGAAGCTCGTCAAATAGCTCTTCGTGCTCAAAGATTCCCTTGCCAAAGTGAATCTGGAACTTGACTGTCCTGAAGGGCGGGGCGACCTTATTCTTGATTGTCTTTGCTGAGACGTTGATACCAATGACTTCCTTGTCTTTGTTCTCGATTGGCCGACCAGCACCGAGCTTGATTCGGACTGAGGAATGGAACGGAATTGCTTTCATGTTAGCCCTCTACTTTCATAGAGGCATGGACTATATCTTCAAGGATCTTTTTGTGCGGCTTGCTCTTAAGCTCGGATGTCCAGTATCTCAACACTTGATAACCGGACGCTTTGATAGACTTATCTCTTTGCGCATCTCGCTCCCAAATTTCAGACGCTAGCATCTTTTTTGGCCCGATCACATCGTCGGGCTTATACCTGTCTGGATTCGCATGCCAGTAGTCACCATCGATTTCAACAATCAGATTGTGCTCAGGCAGAAAAAAGTCGCAGTAGAAACGTGAGATCGAGAATTGCTGTTGGAAGTCTATTCCAAGCTCTTTCAAGGTGTTTGCAAATTCGATTTCGCCTCTTGTGTTTCGCGATGAACTCGGGAGCACGTTTTTAGACTTCCACGCCGCCAGCTTCTCGTTTGCTATCTCGGTGCCGAACTGGATTTCCCACCTTTCGTAGTTAGAGAGTTTCATCCAGTCACTTGGCGGGTGCCCCGAAAAGCTTTCCGGTCTTTCTTTGGCAATTTTCTTCATTCGATCAGACTGTTCTGCCCTATACGCTTCGGTCTGAGTTGCCTCCCGAGCGCGTTGAGCTCTCTTGTTCCTGATCGAAGGTGTGCTAAAAACTTTCTCTGTCATCCTTCGCAAGTTGGCACGATTTTCATCCGACTCTCTCCACGCTGCAAAGCGATCGAAGTTCCCCATAGGGGAATCCGGATACGCTTCTTTGTATTGAGTAGTCGTCATGCCGTGCCTTTTCAAGTGCGAGTTCGTGATCGCTTTAAAGCGCTTTTTGCAAACTTCACATCTGTATCCTTGTTCCGCGCTCATGGTGATTTCCTCTTCTGTGTTTCTAAGTATGTGAAACGGGATGGCTTCACCATACTTTAGAAGAATACTTTCACTAGTCTCTGAACCTTCAACCAGTCACCTGGTCGCTTGGCTGCGAATTACCCAATCCTGAATCTTTTTGAACATTCACGCTCACAATTACTTGTCACGTTGTAGTGCTTCAGGCTCTAAGGGCGTCCTCGCAGTTCACGGAATGAATTTGCAGTTTAGACCCGTGCGCGGGAGGCAAGCATTTCACCACCCGGGGTTGTGTTGTGATTGACGTGACCGTTAGCAATATATGCATTACCATCCGGAACACTTACATCAACAACGTTCATCCTTCCATCTATTCTAGAAGCTTTCGGATTGTCCTTCAGCTTAACCCACTCTCCATTCTCTAGAGTCCTGTGAACAGATGTGCCTTGTAGATCTCCAAGAATGTATGACGTCTCTACAGCTTGTTTTACCACAAAGTTGGTCATAGGCTTAAATCCATCTGGTCCCTCTATCATAGTTCCAACGTCCGTGAGGTCATACTCACAAGGCGTTTCAAAATCATCGATTCCCAGAATCTTAGCATATTCTGAAAACGTCAGTTCCCTTTCTATCATTGCCATGTTAGTCTCCTTTTTTGGCGTTATATTCACGGAATCTCTCCGCGAAAAGTGAATTTTCATCGTAACGAATCTTAATCCTAGTTGTTTCAGGATTTACACATGTTGGGTCACCATACATGACACCGATCTTCGTTCGGATCTGGTTGAGGCAGACAAACAGAACCTTCTGGTTCGCGATGATTCCGTTGATCTTTCTCATGCCCTTTGAGATTGCGCGAGCCTGAAGACCGATACTGTCCTTGTCATAATCCCCAACAAGCTCTGCCTTTGGAGAAGATGCTGCGACAGAGTCCCAGATGATCGTGATCGGAACATCCTTCTGCATTGCACGAGCCTTCATGATTGTTGCCTCAGCAATACTCAAGACTTCTTCTGTGCAGTGCG